GTAGCGGATATGTTAGTGTTAGCTCATCTTCTGGCAATTATACTGTTAGCGTTACTGGATTACAGCCTAGTGGCAACTACAGCACAGTTGGCCATACCCACACCAGCAGTAACATCACAGACTTCAACAGCAGTGTGAGCGGATTACTACCAATCACCAACATAGTCGCTGGTAGTAATGTAACAGTATCAATATCAGGAACTACTTATACAGTATCGTCTAATGGTACTGGTGGTGGAGGAGGAACGACAATAACAAATTATGGAGACAATAGAATATTAACTAGTGATGGAACATCTGCTGGTATTAATGCTGAAAGTATTTTATCTTTTAATGGAGAATTATTAAATCTAAATGATACTATTATTATGGGTGGCTCTGGAGTTCCAGGAAGCGGATTAATTAGACTATATTCTTATGCTACAGGAGATAATACCACATCACCAGCCCCTAGAATTCTCTGTTATACTTATGGTGGCTCATCATTATCCCCGTCTGGAGTACCAATTGATGCAACATTATTGCATTTAGTAAGTTACACTCCAGATATTAGTGGTGTTGTTAGAAGTACAGCCGGTTTGTTGTACAGTGCCGATGGCATTGTTGGCGGATCAAATATTTATACTCCATCAAGAATACGTTTAGCAACGTCCAGCGGCCCATTACAAAATGATAATTTATTATATTTATATAGTGATGGTGAATTATATTACAACGGATTTGTCAATATCGACAGGGGCTTGTCTGCTCCAACACCAATATATAGTCTTGGATCTATTAGTGGTAATATATCTATTAATTATGGATTTGATAGACAGATACAAACAGCTTCCCTAAATGGTAGTATAACTAATTTTATTCTAGGTTCTGATTGGCCAATAGATAAAAGTGTTGATGTTGTATTAGAGTTAACAATTAATACAGCAACAACAATATTGTGGGATATAGTTGATGAATGGTATACTAAGATTCCAACATTGTCTATAGGAAAACATTTAGTATTATTACGTAGCATGGGTTCATCATTAATTACTGGATATTACCTTGGAGAACAATCTATATGCAATCCTGGAGATACTTGGATACCATTAACATCTAGTCCACAACCATATCGAGGAGCTACAAGTTCTAGTGATGGTCAAATATTAGCAGTTAGTGCTGGATTACCCCCAGGTGCCGGAGACACACCAGGATATATATATACATCTTTTGATGGTGGTGTTACATGGACAGCAAGAGAATCGCTAAAAAAATGGGTTAGTATTACGAGTTCTAGTGATGGAACAAAATTACTAAGCTGTGTACATGGCGAATATTTATATACTAGTACTAATAGCGGGGTAACTTGGACACCAAGATTAACAGATAGTGCTAGAGATTGGCTGTGGGTTACTAGCTCATCAAGTGGTAACAACTTAGCGGCTGTAGTGAATAATGGTCAAATTTATACAAGTACTGATAGTGGTATTTCTTGGACAGCTAGAGAGTCCAATAGAAACTGGCAACAAATTGCTAGTTCTAGCGACGGTACTCGTTTGGTAGCAGTAGTCAATTCTGGTCAAATTTATACAAGCACCAATGGCGGTGTGTCGTGGACAGCAAGAGAAACTACTAGAAATTGGAGATGTGTATCCTCCAATAGTGCTGGAACAATATTGGCTGCTGGTGTTGGTCTTAATCCTGGTTTAATATATGTTTCAACAGACAGTGGCGTTACTTGGATAGCTCGTGGAGTTTCTAAAGATTGGCTTAATATTAAAGTATTTGATAACGGTATAATAGTTGCTATGGCATATGGAGATCAAATTTATATATCGTATGATAATGGAGTAACATGGTCATCTAAAGATGTTTCTCGTAATTGGAGAGGTATTGCTGGTTCTAGTGATGCGAGTAAATTAATTGCTGTTGTTCAAGATAGTATAATTTATACGTCTAGATGTAAATCTTAAAAACATATGGAAATATCAAATGTTTTATAATTATAATGATAATATTATTGTCTCAAGATTACCAAAAAATTTACTAAAATTTGATGGCACATTATTTATTAATTTCAATATTAGTGATGCTCATACTTTAGCAGATTATGGCTTTTATACGATAAGAAATGACAATAATTTAGCTCCAACACCAGAGTATATTGAAGATATAAAAAAAAGAGAAATATTGTTTGATAAACCATACGCTGATATTAATAGAATATGGGTTTTGAAAAACTCTGAAGATACTTAAACTCCATAAATAAACAATAAAGGAATAAAGATGTACTATAATATTAATAATCAAGAATTAATTTACAGTTCTCCAAATAGTGTTACGCTAGACAATGGCACAGTAATTACTGGAGAAAATTTAGATAATAATATATTAGCAGAAGGTGGATATTATTTTATTCGTAGTGATAGTCCACCTCAACCAGCAAATACTATTGAAGATGTTTCTCAAAGAGTAGTCAATATTGATAAGCCCTATGTTGATATAGTGCGAACATGGATTCCAATAACAGTACATGTACCAGAAAATATTAGCGCACGACAAGTTCGTTTATGGTTGATTGATAATGATATTAGTTTAAGTAGTGTTGAGGCCGCTATTGATACTATTGTCAATGAGAAACTAAGAGAAAAAACAAGAGTCGAATGGGAGTATGCTCCTTATATTGAAAGAAATCATCCATTAATAGAAAGCCTTGCTCAATACTTAGGGTTGTCTCCAGAACAAATTGATGAAGGATTTATAATAGCAAGTCAACTATGAATACTTTTGTAAAAAATAATAATCTATTAATTTTTAAACAAATTAATCTTCCCTATGATCCAAATAAACTAGTTTTAGTTTATAATACATCATTAGGTAATGGTAGCAATACTATATATTTTCCTGTTGGTACGCCGCTTTATAGTGTAACTGTTGATTGGGGTGATGGATTCTCAGATGTTTATACAACAACTGGCTATAAAAGCCACACCTATTCTACTGGTGGAATTTATACTGTTCAAGTTTCAGGAAAAATGACAACGTTATCTCATAGTGCTACAATTCCTGTTGCTGGATCAAAAGAAAAACTTATACAATGCTTAAGTTTTGGTATTATAGGTTTAACATCATTAAATGGAGCTTTTAGTGGATGTTCTAATTTAACCATAGTTCCACAAAATTTACCATCAAATAGTACTATTATTAATTTATCAAGTGCTTTCTTGTTTTGTTCAAACTTTAATCAATCTATAAATGATTGGAATGTTTCTAGTGTTACAACAATGTCTCAAATGTTTCGTGGTTGTTCAATATTTAATCAGTCTTTAAATAATTGGAATACTAGTAATATTACTAATATGAGTAGTGTATTTGATCAAGCTTTAATGTTTAATCAACCTTTAAATAATTGGAATGTTAGTAAAGTTACTAATTTTGCTTATATGTTTAATCAAGCTGTAGCTTTTAATCAAAGTTTATCCAGTTGGAGTATTGGAGCTAATGTTGCTACTCCATCTATTAATATGAATTATATGTTTAGTAACTCATCATCTTTTAATCAACCATTAAACAATTGGAATGTTAATAAAGTTACCACTTTTAATAGTATGTTTTATAATGCTGATAGTTTTAATCAAAATCTATCATCGTGGAATATATCTGGTATTACAACTAATAATGGATTATACTATTTTATGCTAAATGCTACAGGATTATCAACCGCAAATTATGATGCTTTATTAATAGGCTGGAATGCTAACAAAGCATCTTATAGAACCGATTTGAGTCCAAACTTTGGTGGAAGTAAATATTCATCTGCCGCAGCATCAGCACGAGCCGCATTAATAGCTTATGGTTGGACTATAACAGATGGTGGTTTAGCTCCATAAAGTTTTGGTGTATTTAATATTACCACAAAAAGGAGAATATTATGGCCAATGATATAACTAAAGCGATCTCAAGTAATCCTATAAAAAATGGTACTTTAATAGTATCATATACTCCAACAGGAGAATATGGTTTATCAAATAATTATGTTAAAAATACCCCAACTATTAGTGATATAGAAGCTAAATATGACACAAGATTTGATGATCCATCATATTACTATGGTATTGGTAACGAAACAGTAGTAGGAGGCTAAAGATGCCCATTCAGCGCATAAATGAATTTCCAGAAGGTAGCGGCTCATTAAGCAATGATGATATTTTCTTATTTATGGATAATCCAGCAACTTCTGGGGTTACCAAAAAAATATCTCTTAGCGAAATAGCAAGTGTTATTGGAGTATCTTCGGGGGGAAACATATTTCCGTATATTCAATTAACAAATGACGCATTCATTGTTTTGCCAGTAGTTTTGGGCGAACCAGTACAATTTACACGATCAGCAGAAGGAAACGAGCAAGATCCAATAGATACAGGACTAACTCTGGCTAGAGATTCTAATCAGGCATTGTATAATACTGAAACTCAAGAGGGATACGATTCAATAACACACGCTATAGACGGAGCAGAGTGGAACAGTGATGGATGGGGTGATTTATTAGATTTATCATCAAGATCATATACCACACTACGATCAGCTTTGAATAATGCTATTGGTGAGAATATAGTGGGTACTGAATTAATAATGCATGATACTATTAACAATCAATATTATAAGTTTATTTTTAGCGATTGGGGACAAAACAATGGTGGGTCTTTTGCTTATACAAGAACACTAATTGTCGATAATCCAAACTATTTTGAAAAAACTGATTATGGTAGCGAAATAGATACTTTTGTTGCTGATGTTCCTGAAGGATCCGGCGTTGGAATAACAAGAGGAGAAAATCAAGGCATATATAATCCATATCAAGAAGCAGACTGGAATCAAAATAACAGTCCTGTTGGAACAGAATGGAATATGGACGGATGGAATGATTTATCAGATATAGAAAGTAGAACTTATACTAATTTTTATGATGCTATTGGTGGTCAACTTGGAAATAATATTGTTGGCGCAAATCTAATAATGCATATTATTGGAACAAATATTTATTATGCTATTAAGTTTTTAAGCTGGACACAGGGTGGAAATGGTGGTGGTTTTAGTTATGTAAAATATGCTATTAATCTTAACGAAATCGAAGAGGGTATAACTTTTGCTGATGGAACAGTTTTAAAGAGTGCGGCCGGTGTTGGTCCAATAAAATCCACAACTAGTGGAAACAGAAGAATAGAAGAAGTTTATGGCAATTCAACAGTAACAGTTACTCCTGTTGAAACCGTAAATCTAACAACAACAGCATCACGATCAGCTAGTGGTGAAAATGTTATATGGATAGATAGTACAACCACAACTATTGATGAAATCTTAAATAACCTATCAGCATATAATATTACTGATAGTTCATCTATAGAGTTTTCATTAGATAATAATACTTGGTATAAATGGGGTTTTGGAACAAGTTCTAACGGAAACGAAAGAGGATATAGTCTTTACAGCTCAGTATCATATAATGTTGGCGACACCATTTATTTTAGATATAATACGGGTGGTGTTCCTCAAGTATGGTGGGATAAAAGTAATCTTCCAAATGGTTCATCAAACTTTAGAGGAGCAGTAATAGATTATCATGGTTTTACAGGCGAAGGAACATTTATAGGCACTATTCATATTGTTGATGATGATGGCGAAGCAAATATTACACACACAGAAGTTAGCAGTGGCAGTACAGATAGTGAGAATGATGATTTATGGTTTGTGCAAAACGAAGGAACCATAAGCTATCGCCGCATGGATGGTGAGGGTAAAACACTAAAAATTCAGTGGAGCGCGAAAGTATTCTATGGCTCTGAACTATACGACTAAATAACGAGGGCAATCTAATGGTAAAAGTAAATAGAATAAATACTAGTCAAGTTGAAGGCGGCTATTCTGACGATAGTGATAAGCGTCCGAATGGAGAGATGGCCCTATATAATGATGACAATGGTGGATTTGATCTTGTTATCCACGATGGAGTAAATAGTACTAATCTTAATAAAGTATTGGGCAAGGGTAAGTTTTATGGTCACAATGCCGACAGCGGAGATGGTAATGGATACGACACCATAAAATTAATACCCGATATTGAAGCATACAATAATGGTAGTCATCAGTATCTAATAATAGATCCAACAGGACCAAATCATATTCATATACGAGCTGGTGGAACAATAGATAATAGTAATAGTGAATTATTTTTGGGCGGAGAAAATAGTTTTGTTAGTGTTGGTGCTGGACAAGATCCTACTATAAGCATTAGGTCAAACAATAACAATTGGTCTTTTAGCTCTACCGGAGCGTTAGTGTTTCCGTCAGGCACAGGAATTAATAATATAGAAATTAATCCTAGTGGTATTACATTTTCAGATGGTTCTCGCTTGATATCCAAACATCCCACAGTAGTTCAACTTGGCGATGCTAGCGGTACTATCAATACAGATGCATCATTAGGAGATATTTTTGATATTAATCTTATGGCTAGCGGAACATTGGCTAATCCTACCAATCCAACAGATGGTCAAAGTTTACGTTGGAGAATAACGCACCAAGCTAATAGCATTCCAATAGTCTTAGGTAGCGGTTTTAATATTCCATCTACCGCAACTAGTCCATTACCATTTAGTAGCACAAGCGGAACTATGGATTTATTAGCAGCCACTTATGATCTTGATAGAAATAAATGGGATATTATCGCATTCGTACCGGGTTATTAACTAGAAGAAACTGAGGAAATAATATGGCAACACTCTACTACGACAACGACACTGGCGATTACGATTGGGCCACGCTAGGCAACTGGCGGCTGGACAACTTCACCGGCACTCGCGTTCCTGCCACTAGTTTGCCGACAAGCAGTGACGATGTGGTGGTCGCAGCCGATGTCTGGACAAACGCCGGATCGGCACCAACCGTCGCAAACCTGACGGTGTTGGGCGGGAATTTTGCAATAAGCAGTCAAACCATCACAGTCCCGGGGGTTGCCTATTTTGGCCCGGCAAGCAGCATGGAGTGCGGGGTGGCCGGAGGAGAAGTAATAGCGGACGGATGCAACTCTTATGGACAAAATGGTGCTTTAACAATCACCGGACATCTTACTGTCAATGGCGGAACTGTTATTCAGCAGTTCATCGGTTGCGATGCTGTTTTCAACGATACGTCATCTTTTGGTGATTATCTTATGGGAAACGGAACATTCAATCACAACTCTCGCAGCGGGACATACATGAGCGTAAATTACGACGCCACATTCAACGACAGTTCGTACTGCGACGGCCCAGTAGACGGCGACGCCACATTCAACGACAGTTCGTACTGCACGGCAAACGGTGTGATTGCCGGCACCGAAACCTACGCCAACCGTACCCCGTATCCGATTCCTCGCGGCATCAACGGATCCTCAATTTTAGGAGTAATCTAACCATGAATCTTCCAATTCCTGTTACCATCCAGCGTCCACCGTACACCGGCATCAACGGCGAGGTCAAGACCCCACGACCGCTCACGCTGACCGAACTGGACATCACCATCATCGACAACGCCAAGCGTCGGATCGCGGAGGCGCGGCTCCTTCCCTGTCCACGCCCTGTGACCCTCTGGCAAGGCGATGCCTACGACACGGCTGGTGACTACACACAGGATCAGGTGGAGGCCCGCGTGCTTGAGGTGCTGGGTAGTGATCTCAAGGCTGGTCTGGAGGCGTTGTTTGTTAGGCCGGTGCCGACACCGACATGAGTTACCAACAGTTCCTCTATTCTAGGATTGATTTAATAATTGGCGCAATGTCGCACACCCTGTCTATTAATAGAAAAAAATTTAATAAAATATAATTAGTGTATATATAAAATAATAATTTATATATACGCGTTATATTATTGAAAGGATAACTATGGCCGTTCCAGTCACCACTATTACTTCAGTACTACCTGGTATACTATCTTTCTCTTTAACGTGGACAAGAGCAGATCCCGGAACTAAAGGATATTATGAATTACAATACAGCACCAATAATGGTGTTTCTTGGCAACTTGCCGGATTGTATGGTATGTCAGTAACAACCGCTTTTTTTACTGCGGTTGGCAATCCAGCACAACTCTTAAATCCATCTCTTTTTTATACTTTCAGAATACGAGCTGCTCATCCAACCAGAGGAATAGGGCCATATAGCTCAAAAACTCTTCAAGTTAAAACTCTTTCAGCAACACCAGCGGCACCAATCAATATTGTTGCAGCAAACAATATCGGAAGTATCAACATAAAATGGTCGGCGCCAACCCACGTTGGATCTACTAATATTTCAGCATACAGGATAGAATATTCGTCTAATGGCGGAACATCATGGACAACAACACCAGATATAACTTCAACAACATTTTCTTACATATTGACAGGTTTAGTTAATGGAACTACATATCTTTGTAGAGTATCTGCAAAAAATGGAAGTGGTTGGGGAGAATCAAGCGCACCACAGACAGTATTAGTATTTGCCCCACCATCTGCTCCAACGAATCTTAGAGCAATTCGTTTAGGAAACAATCAATCGGTAGATTTGTCATGGATTCCTCCAACAAACAATGGCGGAAAAGCAATTGTCGAATATGGCATAAGATGCGCAGGATTTAAAACCTTAGCAGAAGCCCAGGCATATATTCCAACACCACAAAATTCTGTTCCTTTTGATCTTACAACCAGAAGGGTTGCCAATACTAATAATACTAATTTATATAGAGTAACAAACTTAAAAGATGGTTTATTTTATGCCTTTACAATTAGAGCTTATAATGTTATGGGATCTACTACATATAATGTTCCGGGAGGTAGTAGTGTATGGAGTAATAAAGCTCTAGCAAGACCAATATCTCCGCCAGATGTTCCGTCCCAACCGGCAATTACGGGCTTGGGTGAAGGTTCTGTTACAATAGCTTGGACACCACCAACAAATACTGGCGGTTTAAATGTATTGTTACTAGATTATATTATTCAATATTACGACGGAACTAGTTGGATACAGTATAATGATGGATATAATACTAATACCACGGCCACCATCAGTAATTTAACACCAGGACAATCTTATTCTTTTAGAGTTGCTGCTGTAAATATTGTTGGTGCTGGACAATTTAGTAAGCTATCAGTATCTGTAACTCCTGGATCTACGCCACCTGCGCCTCCAACAAATATTCAAGGAACCCCACTAAATCAATCGGTAAATTTATCGTGGAGTACTCCTACTAATACTGGGGGATTACCTATTGTTGATTATAGAATACAAATATCATCAAATAATGGAACAACATGGACAAACTATGGCGTTCCTGTGTCTGGAACCTCTACGCTAATATCTGGACTAGTTAATGGCTCTTCTTATAAATTTAGAGTAGCTGCCACAAATATTATTGGTGTAGGACCATACAGCTTACCAAGCAGCACAATTATTCCACAACCAACAGCTCCTGAACAACCAGTCTCTGTATCAGCACAAGCTTTAAATGCAGCAGCTATAGTATATTGGACTCCACCAGCTAATGATAACGGCTCTCCAATAACTTCATATAAAATTGAGATCGCTTCCACAGGATTTCCTTTAGGTGATTGGACAGAACTTACGACTGTAGCAGCAACGACAAATTCTATTCATGTATCTGGTCTAATCAATGGTAACAATTATAGATTCAAAGTTTACGCTATTAATGCTATTGGTACAAGTCCCGGAACACTAAGCGGTATGATTATGCCAGAAGGACCGCCACCAGAGTCTTTGACATATTTATTTGATGTTGACAGCATTAGTAGCGCGCTCAACACTGCACTAAATAATAATCAAATATTGTCAATGTCTCCTTGGGAAGAATATATATTCTCAGCAGTTAATAGATTAAGTAAATTTATTAAATATAAAGATGATGTTATAAGCGGAATAAGAGGAATTAGTGGCTACGAACAATTTCAAGGAGCTATTGCTGACTCTATTAATTTTGAGTATGCAGAATCTGCGTTATACGTTGCTAAAGCAGCACCAAATTCTTATGTAAGTCTTAGTAATTCTAATCCTATAAAAATTAATACTATTAGTTATTCAGTATATATTAATTTATTTTATCTAAATAGATATAATATTTCTAATTGGATAGATATTATTAGTCATGAGTTATTACACGCTTTAGGAGTTGGGGTGTTTTGGAATATATATCCACCATCGCCAACAATATGTCCACAAAATACTTATAATACATCCTGTGGATTTTTAAATGGAACAGCATATGAGCAAACACAAATGGCATATAATAGTATCACAGGATTATCTAGCTATTTATATCAACCAATTAATATACCATTAGAAATAACTGGAGGATCAGGCACTGTTAACTCTCATTGGGAAAATCAATCTAGATATTTCTCACCATCAACAGAAAAACCCAATTATCCTGGCGTATTAAATGAATTAATGGTTGGTTCAGCTCCAAATCCTGGAGAAACTAGAGTACTAAGCCAATTAACTTTAAAAAATTTAGTAGATTTTGGGTATGAAGAAATAAATCCTGGCGAAAGCGAAGGAATTCCAACACTCGACACTAATTTTAATATTGTTAGTATTCAACAAACGAACACGCAACAGACTGATATTGCCAATAATACTCCGAATATTCATCTTGGTTGTGGTTTCGACGAAAATCAATCAAAATCTCAGCTTGTTGGCAAAATCAATATTTTATAATAAGAAAGTGTATATAAATATGATTAAACCAGGATACAAAACTAGTGAATTTTGGTTTACCCTAGTAAGTTTCTTATTTAGTGGCGCATACTTATTAGGATTAATTAGTGAAAATTCTCAGAAAGAAGATCTGATTCAAGAAACTAGTCGAGGACTAGAAGCCTTAATACTAATTATTGGTCAATTAACTGTATTATTTAGATATGTTAAGGGTCGTAATGAAATTAAGAAAATTTGGTGGAGTAATCAAACTGAGTCAAATAAATTGATAGAGCAACCAGCTGTTATAGAAAAAGAGGTAAAAAAAGATGTCAAGCCAAGAACTAATAAGAGCAGAAGTAGAAAAACTAATAGTCAGCACAAAAGAAAGAGTAAATGAAGTTAAGCGTTTTGCTCTTGGCGAAGCGTGGAAACTTTTACAATTAACAACAGCTAGTGTCGTACAGATTATAGAGGCTATAGGTAACGATCTAAGCAATCCAGATAAAAAAGCTTTAGCGTTAGAATTATTAAATAGTTTTTATGATAAAGTATTTTTAATAATCGATGTTCCTTTTGTTCCTAACCTTGTTGAGCCTATAATACATAAGTACATCAAAAATATCCTCATGATCATGGTGAGCGCTACTATTGATGCTACGGTTACAATTTTCAGAAATACGGGCGTTTTTATTAAAAGAGAGGCTGGACTATGAATTACACAGAGACTTTTGAAGAATTTGCTAGCAAAGTTGGACCAATGGATTTGGCCCTATATGCCGGTGTCGGCTTAGTGCTATGGGTATTATTTAAGGATAAACTAAGCCCTGTTCAAACATTTTTGGGTGGATTAATAGAAAAATTTAAGAATGTATCTCCACTAAAGCCAGTAACTCCAGTTGCTGTTGTTGTTCCATCAGTAAAACCTGTGGTTACAACTAAGGAAGATATATTTTTCAAACTCATTGTGAGCTGGAAACAAACGAGAGATTTGGCTGCCGAATGTGGATGCAGTAAAGCTGTAGAAGTTGCAGATCAAATGTTTCCATATTTAAGTCCTGTGGTTTGTGGAGATAAGGAGACAAAATGAATACTAAAACATTATTACTATCACTAGGTGGATTATTAATTGTGATTGGATTCTTTAAGCCAGATCTTGGATTATTGGTCAATCGTCCAAAACCTGTTGTGATTGAGATTGAAGAGTTATCAGCACCAACCAGAGAAGGATTAAGAGCCAAAGCCGATGAGGTGGTTGAGGTTTTAAAAGATGGTGATGTTGATCGTAAAATTGATGGTAAAAGATTAGCTAGTTTATATGTAGATTTGGCAACTCTTGTATCCTTAGATGGTGAGGACGAGGTTATTAAAAATACAGAAGAAATTAGACAAGCAAACAAGCTAGCGGGTACTATGCTAAAGTTAGATATGAAAAATAAATATCCTAAATTAGCAGAAGCTTGCAAGGCTGTTATGGTTGAAGCTGTTGGCGATGATAGTGTTGCACTAAATAAAGAATCACGAGTTCAAGCATCAGAAGGTTTTAAAGCATTAGCATGGGCTTGTTTACAAGGAGCAAAATAAATGGCTCGTTTATCACCAGCAGATCTTTATAACAATTATAGACAAGGCTTTCAAGGAGCCATATGGAATCAGCTAGAATTTGATCACTTGATGGAAATTTTAAAATATCCACTCTTTGGTGATGCTAGTTCTAGAATTACAGATAGTGGCAAAGGTAAATTATCAACGCCATACAAAAGCGTATTAAAGTTTGATAAGAAGCCTTATGAAGAACGACAAATTACTGGTGATTGCGTAAGCCATGGAACAAGAAATGCTTGTGATGTTAGTAGAGCAGTAGAGATCGATATACTGGGTGAAAAAGAAAGTTGGATAGCTAGGGGCGCTACAGAAGCTATTTATGGTGCTCGTGGCTGGAGTGGTCAGGGTATGACAGGTAGTAAGGCGGCTGAATTTGTTAACAAGATTGGTGGAATTCTGGTTCGCAAAAACTATAAGGGAGTTGTTGACCTAAGTAAATATGATGGAATGCTTGGTGCAGGGTGGGGTGGCAGAGGCGTACCGGACAAAGTTTTAGATCTTGCTAACGACCATCAAATTAAAACAGTATCATTAATTAAAACTGTTGAAGAAGCGCGAGATGCCTTAGCGAATGGTTATGGAATAGCAGTATGTTCTAATTATGGTTTTAGTAATAAAAGAGATAGTAAAGGATTTGCTAGAACTAGCGGTAGCTGGGCTCATTGTATGGCTTGGATAGCTTGTGACGATACTAATGGAGACACATCATTCTTAGTGCAGAATAGCTGGGGCAAATGGAATGATGGTGGTCATCCAGCCTGGGGACCGATCCCCGACGGCTCTTTCTTAATTCATAGCGATGTTGCGGAAGGCATGATTAAACAAAATGGAACATATGCCTTTAGTAATTTTAACGGATTTCCTGTACAAAAATTACCAGATTACGGCTTTGATTACTTATAAGGTGTATTATGAGAATATTAGATAAGATTGCATTGCAACGATTGATCAGTATGTTGTTAACTTTTATATTAGCGGTACTGAAATTACTTATGCCATCTAATACAGAAGCTGATGATGATCCTAAACCCAAACCAAAAAGAAAAAGAATTTTTCCAAGGGTAAACAAATGAATAAGGTATTTGGTTTATTACTAATTGCTACGATAATCTTTGGATCGTCTCCATATAAAGGATCAACAACAGCAGCTGTAGTATTATCTGGAGGCATTATAAAATCTACTCATATAGAAATGCCTGATAAAAAATATGAAAGAAAAAATTGTCCAGTATGTAAAGGTACTGGTAAATATTTAAGTGGTGATGGTATAAAAATGGTAGACTGTGGATATTGCGAACCAGAACAAGGTAAACCGTCATCTGTTGGTGTAATTAAAAGTGGCCCAACATCAATAATGTGCGGCCCTAATGGATGTAGAGTAATTAAAAAATGAATAATGAAGAACAATTAAAAGCAATAGCTTCAAAAGTTTTAAGCAAGGCCGGTGTGCCAGAAGAAGAAAAATTTGGTAGTGTTATTGCTATTTTAATGATGATTAGTATTATATTAACAGTCATCAGAGTATTACAAGAATGCAATAAAAATAAATTAACCGGAAATTATACCACTCAAGACAAATATAATCTTTATGGTTCAGAAATTAAAGAGTATAGTACTCGTCGCGGAATGTTTACTAAACTCAGAATAAAACGAATCTTAAGAAGAGAATTACCAAAAGCAGACTATGAAAAATATGGTCTACAATTACTTAATGGTATTTTAGATACAGGAGCTAATCTCACGGATGATGAAGTTGTTACTCTAGTGGAGGCATCAAATGTTTAATATTTTAGTGTGGTGTGTATACGGCCTATTCGTTGGATCTATTGCTAAAAGCATAGTTCCTGGTGAAGAAAATTTTGGGTTTGTTAAAACAGTAGCACTAGGTGTTGCTGGCTCATACATGGGCGGCGCCGTACTGTATTTATTAGGCACCTATGATGCTGTTTCTCCAGCAGGAGTCCTTATGGGTGTTGCTGGTAGCGTATTATCGCTAGTTCTGTATAATAAGCTCACAACAAAATAATTCTTGACCACACCCATCTTTTCGTTATAATAGATCCATGAGACCATCGTGGACGAATTATTTTCTAGGCTTGGCAAAGGTTGTTTCTCAACGCAGCCATGATATTCAAACACAGCACGGCTGTGTAATTACGGATAAAAATCATAGAATATTAGGTGTTGGGTATAATGGTTTTCCTCACGGATTAGACGATCAATTATTACCTAATACAAGACCAGAAAAATATCCGTGGATGATTCATGCTGAAAGAAATGCATTATCTAATTGTGTTGTTCGTCCTGACGATGGAATAGCATATGTTACGGGCCAAAGTTGTAATGATTGTATTATGGCCTTATGGCAAGAAGGTATAAAAACAGTTATAATGTCACAAGATCATGGTACTCATTTATTTGACACTGATGCTAAAAAAAGATTTGATACTTTCGTGTCTATGAGTGGAATAAAAATTATTTATGTTGATCCTGATCTTACTTGGCTGAAACAATTAACTGGTGTATAATGAGTTATAAAACCGGATTTTATATAGCACTTTTATTCTTTTTACTACATGTTTTTTGCACACAAGATTCAAAAATGCAAGAGATCACTTTTAAAACATTAGTAATTCTAGGTTTACTTTCAATTTTGTATAGGAGATAATATGTCTGCACTTCAAGAGCTTCAAAATTATACTTTCGTTAGCAAATACGCTCGTTGGTTAGAGGATAAACAACGTCGTGAAACTTGGAAGGAAGCTGTTGAAAGAGTGCGTAATATGATGCATACCAGATACGATCAATATGGCGTAGCAGAAGATGTTGATTGGGCATATGATATGATGTATAAAAAGAAAGTTCTCGGTAGTCAAAGAGCACTACAATTTGGTGGAGAACCCATTCTTAAAAGACACGCTAAAATTTATAATTGCACAAGTTCTTATTGTGACAGATTAAGATTTTTCCAAGAGTGTTTCTGGCTACTATTGTGTGGTAGTGGCACAGGATTCAGCGTACAAAAACACCACGTTGCTAAATTACCAAACTTAGAGCATAATCCAGAAAATGACCTATGCACCAAATATGTTATTGATGATAGTATTGAGGGTTGGGCAGATGCTTTAGGGGTTTTATTAAGTAGCTATTTTAGTAAGCCAGTAGAAGAATTCAAACAATATAAAAACTGTCGTATCGCTTTTGATTATTCTAATATTAGACCAAAGGGTTCATCTTTAGCTAGTGGAGTTGGTAAGGCTCCTGGCTATGAACCATTAGCCAACGGTCTTGAAAAAATAAGAGCATTGTTGGATCGTTGTATAGCCAATGGACAAAAGAAACTACGACCAGTTGATGCTTATGATATTGTTATGCATAGTAGTGATGCTGTATTGAGTGGTGGCGTAAGACGATCAGCAAGTTTGGCACTATTTAGTGCCGATGATGAAGAAATGGCCAAAGCCAAAACAGGTAATTGGTTTATTGATAATCCACAAAGAGCACGAAGCAATAATTCGGCTCTATTATTAAAAAACGATACATCATTTGAACAATTTGAAGCTTTAATGGAGAGTGTCAAAGAATTTGGTGAGCCAGGATTTATTTGGAGCGAATCAACAGAAATGATTTTTAATCCTTGTGTTGAAATTGGCATGTGGCCCATTGATGAACAAAGTGGTAAAAGTGGCTGGCAAGGGTGTAATCTATCTACAATTAATTGTTCTAGTGTAACAGACGAGGATGATTTTTATGAAAGATGCAAAGCGGCTGCTATTATTGGTACTTTGCAAGCTGGTTTTACTGAATTGGATTATTTGGGGGAGATTAGTGAGAGAATTTTTGATAGAGAAGCCTTATTAGGCGTATCCTTAACTGGCACCATGGAAAAGCACGATTTGGTATTAACAGAAAAAGTCTTAACCAAGGGTGCTAAAATTGCGGTAGAAACCAATAAAGAATTGGCCAAAAAAATTCAAATTAATCAAGCGGCAAGAGTAACCTGTTTAAAACCAGAAGGAACCAGTAGTAGTATGCTTGGAACCAGTTCTGGCATTCATCCTCATCACGCTAAACGATATATAAGACACGTACAGGCCAATATTTTAGAAGCACCATATCAGCACTTTAAAAAACTAAACCCACAAGCCTGTGAAAAATCCAGTTGGTCGGCCAACAATACAGACGAGGTGATTAAATTTCCAATAGAAGTTCCTGACGGAGCCAAACTAAAGAATCAATTACCAGCAGTAGAAATGTTAAGTATTGTTAAAGATACTCAAAAACACTGGGTACAATCCGGAAAGAATAAAGGATTATGTACACAAGAATATTTAAGTCATAATGTTAGCAATACAGTAACAGTGAAACCAGACGAGTGGAAAGAAGTTACCAAGTTTATTTATGACAACAGAAAATATTTTGCTGGTATTAGTTTAATACCTCAAAGTGGAGATAAAGATTATCCTCAAGCACCATTTACAACAGTTTATACTAGCAGAGAAATTGTTAAAGAATATGGAGATGCGGCATTGTGGTGTTCTGGATTAATAGAGCTTGGCCTTAATGCATTTAATAATAATTTATGGGCAGCGTGTGATTATGTTAGTATGAATCAAGCAAAGTCTGATGATAGTCAAGATAAATTGTTGTTCGTAACTAAAATGAAAAATTTTGCTGGCAAATATTTTGACGGCGATATTAGACGATTAACATACTGCATGAAAGATGTTTACAATTGGAAAATTTATTGTGATCTATTTAGTAGTTTTAAAAAGGTAGATTACACTCAACTCTTAGAACAGGAAGACAATACTGTAGGAATAGAAGAAATTAGTTGCGCTGGTGGAGCCTGTCTACTATAAACAAATCTCAATAAAAACTTTATAGGGTGTATTATAATATAGTTTTTCACCCCAAAATAGAGAGGGACACCATTGAGAAAAAATAAAAATGCAAAAAAGAAAAGAGAATCTATAGATTTAACGAACAGCATTAAAACAACTGAAAATTTAACAGGAATTAGAAATAGCTTAAAGCCAAGGAGCGACAATCAAAAAGAATACATTAGATCTATTGCTGAAAACGTAATAACTTTTTGTCAAGGATCTGCTGGTAGTGGTAAAACTCACTGTGCGGTAGGGTTAGCTTTAGAATATTTATTTGATGAAAAAGTTAGAAAAATTATTATAACACGACCAGTAGTTGAAGCGGGTGAAAAAATCGGGTATTTGCCCGGTAAGTATGAAGAAAAATTATTTCCATATCTATTACCAATAGAAGATGAAATTAATCATTTCGTTTCACCAGCCCAAAATGCTAGTTTAAAGCTGAATAATAAGATAGAAATTGTGCCACTAGGTTTTATGAGAGGGCGTAATTTCCATAATTGTTTTATTGTTGCTGATGAATGTCAAAATGCATCATATGATCAATTAAAAATGTTATTAACACGTATCGGCAATAATAGTAAAATGGTATTAACAGGAGACACATCTCAGTCAGACTTAGCCAGACATTTACAGGGTGGATTTTTTGCTATGATGGAGGCTTTGAATGGCATAGAGGGTATAGGAATTTCTAAATTAACAAATGAAGATATAGTTAGACATCCAATCATTGGAAAGATAATATCAAGATTAGAATCTTATGAAGATCATAGAGACCAGAAATAATAAATGCTTATTATTAAATGCTGATTATACTCCATTACATATTATTGATTGGAAGAAAGCTATTGTATGGAATATAAAATATGCTAATAATAAAAAGTATGGCATAGAAATTCTTGATTTTTATAAAGATGATTTTATACAATGTTCTGGTGACAGAAAAATACCAATACCAGTTATTGCTAAAACTAAAAGATTTTTCCATCAACAAAGCATTAATAAAATAATATTCTCTAGAAAAAACATATTTATTAGAGACGATTATACTTGTCAATATTGTGGATCAAAATTTATTCATAATGAATTAACTTATGATCATGTTGTTCCCAAATCTTCATTGAAACATGATAAGCAATCAGCAACCACTTGGACCAATATAGTAACGGCTTGTATCAAGTGCAATAGAAAAAAGGGCAACAGAACGCCAAAGCAAGCTAATATGCCATTAAAAAATTTGCCAATAGCGCCTACTAAAAATAATAAATACTTGCCAATAGCTCATCTTATATCTAAAATGAAAGAAGATATACCCAATGAATGGATAACATATCTTCCACAATCATATTTTAAATAATGCCAACTTATTCTTACTATTGCGGTCGTTGCGATCAGAGATTTGAACTATTTTTCAATATCTCTAGCTATGAATCTAATCCACAATGCATTCATTGCAAATCGTCAAAAACCGAAAGAGATTATGAAACAGACTTAATCAGCATATGCCCTTCTGTTAAAAAAGCTGATAGCGAACTGAAAACACTGGGCGACTTGGCAATGAGAAACACTGAACGCATGAGTACCGACCAAAAACAAGAATTATATATTAAGCATAATTCTTACAAAGACGATAAACTAGAAACTAAAGAATTACCAAAGGGTATGTCATATAAAAAGAAACCACCAAAACCAGTTTGGACTGATGGTAAAACCAAAAAGAAAAGAAGAGGATTAAAATGAATGATTTTATTTTTTCCAAACCAACCAATGTTAAGGCCGTAGGATCAACTGAATATTATACTATATCAGGTAGTGAAGATTTTTTTGATGATAATCAACTACCACGATTAAATCAAGAATCAGATAAGGTCTATGCTAAAAAGATTATTAGAGATGATAATACTGTAAGATATTGTATAAGATTATCATTAAGTAATAAATTATATGATCCAACATCAGTATACGGTCTAGACAAAACAAAGAGCTTTTTAGATAATACTGTTAGAAGTGAAAATAGATTTAAGAATGTAAATCCACAAGTATTTGAGCTATATACAAATTTTCTTAAGACTAAAAATACAGCATGGCTACATAATGCAGAAAGAGAGGGTGAGTGATGCCTAGAACTTCCAAAGTTGAAAAATACGCAATACAATGGTTATCATATCAAGGGTTTGATATTGCATCAATATCTAAAGAATTAAAACTACCAGAAAACAGTATTCAGAATATTTTAGAGAAAAACCAGCACATAAACAAAGACAATATTGTTCCTAGTGGTTCTGAACCAGTTGGCACAAAGAAAAAACCAAAAAGTTTATTAATCAACGAAACAGCAGTTAAAAAAACTAATTCTGTTGCTATAATGACAGAGGCCGCATCACAACAAGTGGACGAGGCTCGTAAACGCATTTCAACACGAAACAATAATAAAAATATCTATAGACCAAATGGCTGATAAATATCCATCCAGGTATTCTAATGGAAAATCTGTTTCTGCTGCTCAATATATAACAGAAATTATCTGTGAAAATAAAGCGAAACAACAGAAAGAAGATTTACATTATAGATTTTGGGTAAGTAAAAAGTGGGCTTCTTATTACAGAAATCAGATAGCATCTGCTAATAAGCTTGTTAAGCAATATGATCCAGAAGCTATTGTAAAAGCTCTCAAAAGCGATAAAGCCAAAAAAATCTATTCCTTACGAGCGCCTCACCTAATAGCTATTATAGAGGAACAGGCGAAAATTTTGGAATCACAGAATACTAATTTTTCTCTTAATCCAGACAGAAAAGTTGAAAAAACATTTTCCAATACACAAACCAAAAAAAGCATTCTATCAAAATTAAAGGAATTAGATAATGAGTAGCATTAAAGAAGATGTGGCCAAAACATTCGGAGAAGACATAATATTATCCGGAAATTCTATTGTGGATAAAAAGGTTTTAACAATACCGCTTAGTCCATCACTAGATATTGTTTTAAATGGTGGTGTTCCAGAAGGTAGTTTTGTTGTACTAACTGGTCAGCCCAAATGCGGCAAAACCACAACATCTTTGGATTTTGCGGCAACTGCACAACGACCAGAATATCAGGGGGCATTAAAGTCACCACGAGAAGTGTATTACCTAAACATCGAAGGTAGATTGAAAAAAAGAGACTTAGAAGGAATACCAGGACTTGATCTGTCTCGTTTTCATGTAATAGGTAGTCAACAAGGGAAAATATTACATGCAGAAGAATATCTACAGATTGCTGAAAAAATTATTAATGAAGTTCCAGGAAGTGTGATGATTATCGATTCGTATTCTGCACTATGTACAGAAGCTGAAATAACAAGCGATATGGATAAAATGCAAAGAGCAGATGGGGCTAAATTGTTGGCAAAATTTTGTAGAAAAGTTGCTAATGTTATTCCCGTTAACAAAAACATAGTGATTGGTATTACGCATTTAATGGGTAACCCCACGGGATATGGTGCAGAATTTAAAGAAAAAAGCGGACAAGCAATTGCTTATCAAACAGATATTAAGATAAGGGCAAAAACTTTTAAGCCGTGGGTTTTAAGTGCTGATAGTAATCAGATAGGTCAAGAAATTGAATGGCAAGTTGTTTGTTCGTCTCTTGGCCCTCCTGGTGGACAAATTACTAGTTATATTAGATATGGTCAAGGTATTGATAAATATATGGAAGCTATTTGTTTAGCCTCTGATATAGGTTTAATTCATAAAGGTGGTGCTTGGTATACTCTTACCGCTATTGAAGATAAGCCAAAATTTCAAGGCACAGAAAAAGTACGACAGTATCTACTTGAAAATCCAAAAGCTTATGAGGATTTAGTGTCTTCTATTAAGGAGACTATGGGAATCAAATGCAAATAAAAGATCTTGATGGGAATAGTCATAATTGGCATTTAACAGGTAATATGGCGAAGGGTAAAATTAATAATAGATCAAGTCTGCATCTACAGGCTAGAGAATTATTAAGCACAGTATTTCCAACCCTACAATTACTTGAAGAAGTTCCAATACCATTAAGGAAATCAGAAACATTATATTTAGATTTTTATCTACCTCTGAAAAAAATGTGTGTTGAAGTTCATGGAGAACAACACTATAAGTTTGTGCAATTTTATCATAATAATATATTAGGATTTTTAAAATCTCAGAAAAGAGATAGAGAAAAAGCTGAATGGTGCAGTAATAATGGTATTAGATATGTGGTGTTGCCTTATGATGAAAAAACAACAGAATGGGAAGAAAGGTTAATTAATGAATAAGTCAGCCAAAGACGAGTTGAATCATTGGGATACCATTTTAGATGAATACGAAAATAATTCAGGATTATCTGGTTATGTGTCTGATGCTTTAAACTCTGAAGAATTGAATAAATATTTAGTAATGAGTCGTGATGAATTGGAAAAATTAACTCCAGAAGATTGCGGTCAAATAGCATACAGACTTGGCCAATTTGCTTTTCATTTACAAAGAACTGTAAATAGAGAAGTTGCCAGATACAACTGGGCCGACGAAAATATTAAAGAGTGCATAGCTGATGATATCAATAATTATAAAGGATATGGATATGTGGAAAAAGCATATCAGGCTATTAAGCATAATGAAAAGGCTAATGCTCTAAACAACATAAAAAAATATGCTAAACAAAGAAGCGATAGATTAAATTATCTTGCTAATGGAATAAAAAACCTATCAGATATTATATTATCCATACAAAAAAATAAGGTGAAAAATGGAAATTGATCCTAATGATTTTAAACAACTATTAACTTTGTTACAAAAATTAGTAGAAAAATCCGAACCAGCACAAGATAATGAATCAACAAATCAAGAAGTAGCGGACAATGGTGCTGAGGAAGATTTTGATAATCAGCCAGTAAAAGTCTCATCAATTAAAACTAATTCTAAAAAAATATCTGTAAAGTCTAGAGAAAAGATCCCTAATAAATTTCTCTCGATGCGTGAATCATCTATGCATCAGGAAGATATAGAAATTGATCGTAAGCT